TTCTTAACTTCTTGGCGTTTCTTTTTATTTTCCGCTTCGTTAAAATTACCGTTTAACTTTTCGGATTTGATTGTTTGCTCAATACCCGGTGCAATATTTCGAATTTGAACACTGTAATTTTTGAGTTGGTTCAATAATTTATTTTTAATTTTTTGGTTCATTTGTGTTTCCTTAACTTTCTTTGTAAGAGATACACGCATTTGTGTATTTTGTGAAGCTTTCTTTTTATTTTCAGCCTCTTTTTTCTTCTTTTCTTCGTCTTCCTTTTTCTTTTTTGCGAGTGCCTCTTCCTTCTTTTTTGCGATCATTGCTTCCTTCGCTTTACGATTTGCTTCTTCCTTTTCCTTTCTTTGTTTTGCAAGTTCTTTTGCTTTACCGATAGCATTGGACTTTATAGCATTAAAATTTTCACCCTTTTCGAATCGTTTAAGAAACGCCATTTTATTTGTATTTGGCAGGTTTTTAGAATTGTTTAGGATTTTACTCAGAAGTTTTTGTTTCTTTTCTTTCTCTTTTTCCAAACGGTTCGCTTCTTCCTTCGCTTTCTTATTAGCAGCTTCCTTTGCCTTACGGTTCGCTTCTTCCTTCGCTTTCTTATTAGCAGCTTCCTTTTCAGCTTTTTCGAAATTTGCCAACGCTTTATTTGCCGCTGCTTTCTTATTAGCAGCTTCCTTCGCTTTACGGTTCGATTCTTCCCGTTTTTTCTTCTTTTCTGCGGCCTCCGCTTTCGCCGCCTCCGCTTCTTTCTTCATTTTATTTACTTCAATTTGTTTTTGTGCCAATTTCTTAGCCACGTTATTATTAGAAGGTTGTTTTTTCTTTATTTCCTTATTTACTTCAAGTATCGCTTTATTATAATTTGTTATAGCACCCGCGATTATTTTCTCAACGATTCGATTTGTTTCCAAAGTTTTAACATTATTATTTTGAATATATTTCTTGACTTTATTCGCCAATTCTATTCTTTTCACGGAATTGACCTTATTGTTAGCCACATTTTTATTTATTGGACCAGATCTACCAAGTGTTGGTCTATTTGGTTTGTTTTTCCATTCGTTATTTTCTTTCTTTTCTTGTTCTTTCTTTTCGGCCTCCTTTTCTCTTTTTTCTAATGCCAATTCACGATATTTAGTTATTTGGGTTTCAACCTCTTCCTTTGTTTTTGCAGCAAACCATCCACCTTTTTCGAACTTGTTAATATGTTTTTTAATGGCGTTATAGTTTTCATTTTTACCATACTTGTTTCTCAAATTTTGAACATTTTTTCTTTTAACTGCATTAGCTGCATTATTATTTACAGATGTAGATTTAGTAAGCTTTGGTTTGTTATTATTGTTATTGTTATTTTTATTGTTATTGTTTTTCTTGTTATTTTCTTTTTCTTTTTCTTCCAAGTTCTTTTCAAATTGATTTGCAGCCCTTTTCTTCTCGAGAGTTTCAATATTTGTTTTTAATGCATTAATGGAATTGTAATACAAATTACCTTTACCAAACCAGCCATTCTTCTGTGCTGTTCTGTACCTTTCAATCTTTTCCATCATTTCCTTATTACCCGCGTGTAAACCTTTCAAATTTTGAACGTTCAAGTTTCTTTGGTTTTGTTCCGCTTTTCTATTCTTAGCCTCTTTTTTGATTTGCGCTTCCTTTTTTGATTTTTCAATTTGTTTCTTGAGATCAGCAATTATCGACTCGACGGATTTTTTAGGTTCTTTATTCGTGCGATTCAAAACTGTATTCTTATTATTGATATGATTTCGAGCATTATTCGTATTCAAAAAGTTAGAAAGTTGTTGTTTTCTATTTACCTTAATTTGATTCGACAATTTAGTAATCATATTCTTTGCAACATTCGTATTCTTTTGTTGGTTTATTATATTTTTAACATTTTGACTTTTCTTATTCAAAAATGGGTTATTTGCTGCGAATTTCTCGAGGGTTTTGATTTGTTCTTGACGCGCCTTTTTACGTTCATCTTCAACTCGTTTATTGTTTGCCGCTTTTAATTCACTCAACTTTTTATTCGCATTATTAACGTTTGTATAAATACGCTTTCCTTCTCCACCAAACATCGTTTTATGGCGCTTACCCGATTCAAAGTTAGATATAACGGCATTTTTCTTTGCATTACCAACTCCCCACTTTTGTCTCAAATTCGCCGCACCAGCTTGTCTTTTTGCCTTATTTTCTGCATTTTTTCTTTCTTTTTCTTTTTGTTCTTGTAAAAGTTTATTGTTTTTATTATTCGGTTTAACATTTGGTACAACGTTTAGTGGTTTATTTGGTACAACGTTTGGTGGTTTATTTGGTACGTTTGGTGGTTTATTTGGTACAACGTTTGGTTGTGGTTGTGGCTGTGGCTGGTTTTTAATGTTTTTAATGTTTTTATTGGTGTTGTTGTTTTTATTGGTGTTGTTGTTTTTATTGGTATTATTATTAGAATTGGAATTGTTATTTGGTCTCTTTTTTATAGGAGATGGATTCTCACCAATTGAATTGTTATTACTGTTATTATTGCTAGTTATCGGTGATATAATTTCACCATGTACTCGAACTTTCGCTAATTTTTCTAATTTGTTCTTCTTATTCTCATTGCTTATATTTGAAGAATTAAGTATATTTTTAACATTTTGACGATTTAAATTTAATCCTAAAGTATTTTTTGCATAAGACACTAAATTTTGTTTATTATTACCACTTTGAATCGTCACATTTAGTGGATTATTATTCGTTTTAACATTTGGTTGTGGTTGTGGTTGCGGCTTTACATTACCTTGTTGAACAGTAGGTTCTTGCTGCACAGTTGATTGCGGAATATTAGTCGAACCAGTCGAACCTTCACTATTAGATCCACCACTCTTTGTATTTACTGTTCCAGTTACTTGAGTTTTAGCACCTTTTCGAAAGTTTGTAGGTGACGCAAAATGTACCTTTCTTTCCTTACCAAGAGTTTTGTTGTGTGTTTCGCGTCTATGATCTTTTAACCAATTCTTAAAACTATTATTCGACATATTAAACAGGCCTTTATTCCACAAAGTCTTCTTAATCTGTTCATCTGTCTGTTGAAAGAATAACCGTTTTTTAGCTAAACGTGCAATTTCCGCATTTTTATTATTTATCTTTGGTCTTCCAAACAGGAATTCAGATAAACGATCTCCTCCTTTCTTTGCAGAATTCACTCTATTCAGGGCTTCTTTAGCCTTATATGCTTCCATAGGTTCTTTACGTAAAAATCCACCTGGTGCTCTCCCAAACGCAACTTTACGTTTATTATTGTTATTCTTGTTATTCTTGTTATTATTAACTGATATAGAAGAATTGTTCTTATTATTCCTATTACTATTCACGATGTTAGTCCTATTAGAATTATTACCTCTATTAATTCCTTTAGTATTAGTATTAAGGTTATTCCTATTCGGTATGTTACCATTATTTGTAGTATTCCTGATCGAATTATTCGTTTTTATGGTATTGTTATTAGGCATTACCGCATTCGTGTTATCCGGTAAAGATGATTGAATAATCTTCGTTCTTTGAACTGAACGAAGTTTAACAGGTTCGTATATATTTAACGAACGAAGGCGCCTACCTATAATACCCTTTAAATCAGATTTAGTAAGGTTTTTATCAGCGTGTCTAGAAACACCTACCTTCTTAGCAATACGTCGTAAAGTAGTGGCCTTTACATCCGAACTAAAAAGTTTTTGAAAATCACTCTGTGTTAATGGTGACTTCCTATCTAATAAATATGACCTATCTTTACTCAAAACCAATGGAGGAAACGGTAATTTACCGTCCTGGATAGATGAGTATACGTCGCATATTTGACTTCGTGTTAATTTTAAATCTCCACCTGTATTTTTCTTAATGAGTGTCTTGAGATTTCTTATATCTATTCCTGGATCGCACGCGTCCATATTGTTATAAACCAACAAAAAAAGTTTATAACAATATTTATCATTTACTTTCAAGCCCTGTCAAATACAATTTCATCTTTTCTTCGTAAGACATGTTAAAATTAAACACATCGACTTGACCTATATCTATATCAACTACCTTACTATTTTTCAATTCACACGTCTGTCGATTATTTAACGTAGAAGAAATCAAGGCCTCTGCAAACTGTTTAGGACTTTTTATATCTTCTATAAATTCAGTTTCCATTTTCATACGAATACAGAGTACTTTATCTGGTCTCTTATCAAGAAAAGGTGCAGTTGGTAACGTTTCTAAAGTACCTCCATCCACATATACCATACCATCATACCTATACGACGAAAATATAAAAGGTATAGCTATGCTCATACAAAGCGCATCTATAACTTTCATATCTGGATGTGTATCTTTAGAAAAATACACGGTTTTAGATGTATTAACGCAAAATGCAGATATGTATATCTTCTTCTCTATATCAGAAAACGTTAAATCTGATTCAAATAATTCTACAAATTTCTCACGTATAGGTTTCAAATCAACTAAACCATACTTATTCATGAAACACTTCAAATTAAGTTTAACCAATTTATTACCTTCGAGATCCGCCAATTTTTTCACTATCTGATCTATATCAAATCCAAGTGCTAAAAATAAAATTAATATAGCACCTGCTGATGCACCCGAATACTCTTTTACATTAACTAGAGATGGTTCTATTGTTTTTAGATAGCCTAACATGGAAAAACCACCCATAGCGCCTGGACCAATAACAAGATATTCCATCTCGTCGGTATCACTTAATAATATTGAGGAAATTGCTTTCTTAAAAGAGCGAACACGACCGCAAATACCACCGCGTGAATAATTGCTGCATTTAAGCTTGTTTGTCCCGATGCCCAGACACCCTTTGTTCCTGGTGGAATGGTCAAAAGAATACCTGGACTGAGAAGAATAAAGAGTACAGTCGTAACAATAAGATCGTTCTTCGTAAGAACAAGACCCATAGCCTTTGACACGAGAGAGAAGGCTAGAAAGAATACGAGTGCATGGAACAAAACGGCGGTTCTTCCTGTGAATCCATCCTTGAAAGAAATTTTGGACCCGTCTGTTCTGAGAAGAATACCTGGACTGAGCGCTAAAAAAAGAGATGCTGGTATAGTTATTTTTTTCGATGTAATATCTGGTAACATGTTTGTATATATATTGATTACATAATTATCTAATGTTTCGAATTATTATAACAAAACTCGACAAATTCGTCATAATTTGTATAATTTAGTATGCGATGTGACATAGCCGCATCGTATAGATACTGTTGTAGTATCCCCCACATATAACGAAGATCGTCTTGGTTTTGCATTTCCCAATCGTTTATATGAAGAGGTTCGTCTTGGTTATATTCGTCTTCAATATCACTATTTTCAGCTTCATTGCCGTTCATAGCCTCATAGACGTACTGATTCCAAACCATTTTTATTTATTCTTGTTTTTTATCTTTTATACCCGTAAGAGAAAGTGAAGTAGATTCTTTTGTTGGTAAGTTTTCGAGTATAACCTTTAAGCAACTTTCTGCCTGGGATTCGTTTCCGTTAAAATAAGTTGTAAGTCCTTCCTTCACTGAGGCTTTATTTAAACCTTGTTTTCTTGAACTTCTCCTTACCGAAATTTTTCCCTTTTTAAGATTAACTACATCGAGTCCATTATCCATCATAAGTTTCTTAACTTGTAATTTAAGAGCTTTTTCGGCCTGGCGTAAAACCTTTATATCTTCATTGGCTTCTGTAATTTGCTTGTTAAGTTCAACCAATTTAGAGACGCTGTTAGAAAGTTCGTCTGAAGGAGCTTGAGACATGTTTATTAAATTATATCTAGATTCTTTAAATTATTTTTTAACACAATGGTCTGCGCATAGTATCTGGTGCAATAGTAGAGTTATTCCACACAAATGGCTCCTTACCATTTGGTGGATCGGCACGAACTTGTTGATTAGCATTTCTCAAAGCGCCACCAACAGTTTCTGGGAAACCGATTTGGGCACGTGGTTCGAGGAAGTTTTGTCCTTCAAGAACGTCTTCTGGTGCAAATTCACCAAAATCTTCTTGGGACGCAACCTCGCGTGGGAGAAGTGACGAAGCGAGACCTGTACCCGCCTTCATTTGGCATGCAGGTGGCGCTGCCGCACCTTCGGTAGATGGACCTGGAGCCGCACCAGTTGGCGCAAAAACGCTTTCCTGAACAGAATAATTTGATGTGGTATTGAACATGAGGTAGATCACCGCCGCGATCGCGAGGGCAATGAGGACCTGTCTAGGGGAAACTTTTCTCATCTTCATTGTATCTTTATATATACTAAATAAATTTTTTTATTTGGAAACTTCATCCTCAAACATACATTCGTCTGGGTATGTTTCTACAACTTCTTCTGGTTCCGGAATTTTTTCTTCTTCGTGAATTTTCATCTGAACAATATTCCAAGATGGTCCAAAGTGCGATCTTGCAAACCACAATCCCGAAAATTCTATAAAAACGGAACACTTTACACCTGGAGAAACATTATCGAAATCAAATGATTCTCTCTTAGAATCAAAAACTCTAGTCGCTTCAATTCTTTCTGCTGTAATAACATCGTCTTTTATGTATGCCTTTGCAATCGTTTTTTCAGACACTTCTTTACCAAACCATTCTTGGCTATTCTGAAGCGCCGACTGAACATTTTCTGCGTGAACAGCTTCAACTTTGGCCTGATTATCATCTCCTGAAATATCAAAAGATATCTCACCTGTATTTTTGTCGATATCCAAAACATCAACACCAATTAACTGAACAAAGCACTTTTTCTTGTCTTCTGTAAAAACCTTAACATGTCGCATACCATCGTCTGCTTTTGCTGGAGTATCGTATATCATTTTTATATACTACAATGGTTTCATTTCTTTAAACCAATAAATGGTATCATTGCTGATTTTTCGAGTACTGGTTTAGGAACCCACTGATCTCGAATTGGTTTGAAACCGTATAGGGTTTCTGTCATATTTACATTGTTTATTTTTGAAGGCAAAGGTCTTGGTTTAGATGGTCTAAAATTCATTTCATTACGTACATACGATTGATTTGGATTTGGTTTCCAGGCCATTTTTTCAAGGTTGAATATTTGATTCGATTGTGTTCGTAAGTAATTTGGTGGTGTTCTCATATTTACATGATTAGCTTTTAAACCGTAAAATATGTCTTTACTAAGTTTTGGTTTAGATGGTGTAGTTGTAGATAAACGGTACTTTTTAGGATTAACTTTCGAGGCTTTTTTAATTAAACCCGGACCGACCTTTGTATAAGTTCGGAATTTGTGTGCAGGTTTTCCATATTTTATACCGACCTTCTTTGCGATAGTATCTATAGAATCCGTACTTAAAAGTTTCTTTTTCGTCATTAATCTACCCAATGCAAGCATACGTTTGCGGTCCTTTTCCTTTTTACCTGGTCTAAGACCCATCTTTTGCATGGTGTATATGTCTTCGATAAGATAATGCTTTGTCGGTATGCTAAGATATTTATACCTTTTTAAATAAGAGAGGTTCTTATTTTGATTTGCAAATGTCATGTTAGTACCACCACTAAAATTTGCCTTTGCAACGTTATAACCAAGTTGGTTTGGGCGCATGAACGCAATATCAAGAATACCACCAAAATTTTTATCTTCAAGCTTACCAGTTTTCGTATTAACCAAACGAAACTTCATATCTAACGTAAATAATTCAACATCAATAAGTACATTTGCATTACCCTTAACATTTTTACGTTTAGGCATTAATGAATACCTTCGTGTAACATGATACCCCTTAGACCCTTTACCAGTTGCAGTTGCTAAACCGATATACCTTGCAATTCTATACCCCCAATTTGTTCTATATACAGCATTAGCATTATTACTATAATTAAATTTGTCTTCGTTAAAATATTGTTCTGTTTCTGTAATAACTCTATTTATAATTTTATAATTATCACGTTGTGCTATTTCACCCAATTTATTCCAAAGTAAAAGTTTAACGGCTTGTAATTTACCAAAATACTTATTATCGGGTTTCATTTTAGGTACAAATTTCGTATCAATATCCGATGTTATTACTCTATCATTTCCAGTTAAATAAAAATTTACAGCTTCACCACCACTAATGATCAAATCACCCATTGGTTTCAAAAACTTCGTTAAATCGTCTATTATATCATACATAAGTGGGCGTATTGATTCTGTGACGAGTACCTTAGCAGCTTCATCAAACGTTTCGTTTGGGTAAAGTCTTTGTACGCGAACTCTAAACTTTTTTATATTTTCTTTACTATACTCTGAAATGTATTTATACAGGGCTTTATCACCAAAACACACTTTCTTCTTTACCCAATCTTCAATAGTTTTTTCAGTAAATTCGTTAAATAAATAAAAGAAATTTTTAGGTAAATTCTTTACCTTCTTTACTGGTAAATTTCTACCAGGTGTTAAAGGTTTAGATTTTGATTTAGTAACCATTATTATATTGCGTATATAATAATATGGATTGTCAGAAGGACGAACATAAATGCGATGAAATCTGGGGTGAATGTAGATGCTATGCTGACTCACAAAACTATTACTACTTAGAAGATCAAGTATGTGGAATTAGAAGAAACGGGTACATCGTTCCCTGTAAAGCCGGTTGTTGTGCAGGTGGATGTCCTGGACAGTGTAAAGGAGTAAAACCAAGACAACCATACGCGTTTGGTTACCTTTACCCGTTTGAAATAAAAGGTATTTTTACAACGTCTATATCCTGTACTCTTGCATTGATTGGTTTGAGTACTTATTTACTACATTGGAAAAGAACTTAAAGATAGACCTCATATTCTATATATAAAAATGTCCATTGAAACTGTTCTCGAAGAAATTGCTGCACTCCGCTCAGATGTCAAATCACTTTCTAAAATTGTTAGAAAAATTAAGGCGAAACAAGACGACCCAACTGGTGAAAAGGCAGCTTCTCGCGCAATGAATAATGGTTTCAATAGAAAACAAGCTATCTCCGAAAAACTCAGAGCATTCCTTGATCTTCCACAAGGAGAACTTGTTTCTAGAAGTACCGTAACGAAAGCTATCAACAAGTATGTCACCGATAATGGTCTCAAAAATCCGGATAATGGTCGCATTTTGATTCTCGACGATAAGCTCAGGAATCTCCTCGAACCACCGGCAGATGTTGAAATTACATTCTTGAATTTGCAAAGGTATTTAAGTCCGCATTATACCAAAGTTGAATAAATTACCTACCTAAGTAAAAAAATAACTTAAAAAATATTTACATATTATAATAAACAACAATGATTATCGATAGAAAATCTATCGAAAACCTTGTTGGTACAAAAATATCAAATATAGATTTGTACCAAAAAGCATTTAGACATAAATCCGTTTTAAAAGAAAATGAAAATGTAGATGGTTCTTTCGAAACACTCGAATTTATAGGTGATTCCGTTTTAGGGTTTGTTATTACAAAATTTCTATTTGATAGATACGAAAATAAACAAGAAGGATTTCTTACAAAAGCTCGAACAAAACTTGTTAGAGGAGAAACACTCGCAAATATTGCTACAAAACTCGAACTTTATAAATGGGTTCAAATGGATGAGAAGGGTATGCGTAATGAATGGAATAAAAATCCAAAAATACTCGAAGACGTATTCGAATCACTCGTTGGTGCAATATATATGGATCTCGGATTACTTCATGCAAAGCAATTCATACTTAACATATACAATAACCCAAATTTCGTTAATATGAATTGTATAATGATAGACGATAACTTTAAAGATCATCTCATGCGTTATTGTCAAACAAACAGTCTCAACCTACCAGAGTATAGAGTTGCATCTCACGAAAATGGAATATTTTATATTGACGTATATGTCGATAATGTATTCCTAGGAAGAGGATGGGCAAAGAATAAGAAACAGGCGGAGCAGTTTGCTGCAAGAAGTTTCTTCTACCCACCTCACTTAAACAGTACTTAAACAATAAAAGCTCTATATGATCATAAAATGTATAAAATGTTAAAACCCTGTCTGTATATTGCTGGTGGTATAGTTGGTATTATCACTGGTATAAAACTACTTTTTTTATGGGATAGAAGTAGTTATTCACCACCTAACTCTCCCACACATGACAAAGTAAAAGATGACGATGAATATGATATGAATTCTTCTTCGTCCGAGGAGATTATAGTTGTTGAAAAGGATTTGTCGTCTCGAAGTGGTCATACCATAAAATCAAAATTTGAACATAAAATTATGAAATTGTCACATATGAAAAAGCAGGATCTTATTGATGAATGTATTCGTAGAAATATTAAATGTGTTGGTACTGTACGTGTTTTACGCGAAAGATTACGTATTGCGCGCGAAGAGGAACGAGCTTAAAAGTTATAAAAGTGATTAATTTAACATGCATCCGAATGTTAAAAAGTGGTTAGAATTCGAATACGCACCGCAGAAGTCACAGGAATGGCTCGATCTTAGAAAGGGAATGCTTACAGCAAGTGATGCAGCATCAGCTATAGGAGTAAATAAATATGAAACACCAAACCAACTTTTACTCAGAAAGTGTGGTAAAGGTCCAGTATTCACAGGTAACGAAGCAACACGACACGGTGAAAAATACGAAGATGAAGCACGCATACTTTATGAACAACGTCATAATGAAGTTGTTCATGAACTAGGCTTATGCCCCCACCCTAAATACCCATTTTTAGGTGGTAGCCCCGATGGTGTAAGTGAATCCGGAAAACTTGTAGAAATAAAGTGTCCCATGATGCGTGAAATTAAACCAGAAGTACCAGAACACTACATGCCACAACTTCAATTATGTATGGATATATTAGAACTCGAAGAAGCTGATTTCATTCAATATAAACCAGGTGATTTTAATTGGCCCAAACCCGAGGAATTTGTTGTCGTTAACGTAAAACGTGATAGATCGTGGTTTGAAAAGTACCTACCCGTAATGGATGAATTTTGGAAAAAGGTACTATACCACAGGGAACATGGTATAGAAGAACCCAAGCCAAGGAAACCAAGGAAAAAGAAAGAACTTATCAGACCAGAGTGTCCTATACAAACAGATGAAGATGAAGATTATTATGATGACTAATAATAAACAATGTTAAACAAGTCTGCATTTGCTAGTACAGTTTCCATTACGATCGCAATTACATTATTATATGGATACATATACAGTCAAACAACAAGCGACGATTTCGATTTCAAGGATCCACTTGACCCATACTACTTTTCCCTCATGACCATGAGCACAGTTGGTTACGGAGACTTCTCACCAAAATCCCGACGCGCAAAACTTCTCGTCATGTCACAACAAACTATCATATTAGCTGAAATAACAGCTATGGTAAGTAAAATCCTATCTGCTAAAATTTAAATACTACCACTTTTAAACAGTTTCCATGTTCAAATTTAAAAGAATTTGAAGATGAAAAAAATGTCAGGGTATTATAAATGGAAAAAACATTTGGTTCAAGAGCTGAAGTATGGCACGGCGTTGCCCTTAAAACTACAGGTGGTCTCGAAAAGAAAGATCTCACTCAAGATAAATACGGTAAAATCGTGAGTAAGGCTGCACGTAAAGCGGCACTTGCGAGATTAAAAGATGAAGGTAAAAAACATTTAGTTAAAGTGTTTAAACCAAAAAAGACAGGTTTCAAACTCCAGCCCAAGGAAGGTACAAAAACATATGAAAAGAAAATTAAGAAAATGTTGTAATATACTAAATAATGACACTTACTAAGTGGAATGAATCCGTTCGCATAGCTAAAGTTAAACTAGGTTTAGACCCCAATTCTTATACTGTTATAAGAGGCAAACTTCTCAAGGAAGCCCAAGCCATTTATCAAATACTTATATTAAACCAAAAATCTACAAAATAAACTGAAATCCCTTAAGTCTCTGTGGTTCATACACAACCAGCGAGTTAAGCTTCCAACTTACCCCAAACTTTTTATTCAAAAAATACACGCTATTCATTTCAGCAATAGCCGTTCCGGAATTTCTCGAATACAGACCATTCTTAATATCATCGTTTAAAGGTTTCTTTTCCTCATCGTAAACGTGAGGTTTTACCTTATCATCCATAGTTGAATCAACCTTAACACGAAACTTAGGTTCTCTATCAGGTGATTCCTTAATATTTGAATAAAACATGGGTTTGAGTTCCTCGACACTCATAATTTTACCAAAAATTTCTTGACTTTGTTCCGAAACGGCCGTAATTATCTTATATTCAAGTTCGCGAATAGATTTATAAAACTTTTGAACAAAGTTCCCGTCTTCGTCCCACCCTTTCATAGCAAAATCAATATTATATTTTGTCGGTCCCACTTCAGGTGTAAAACCAGATATACCAAAAGGCATATACATACGCGGAAAAATAATTTTCATTACTTTATCGTCCGTCGTACAAAGTGATATCTTTCGACCATCGTAGTTGGCAATTTTCAACGTATCTTTAGCATTTATAAACTTTGCCATTTTATAGCGAACTTTATAAATGTATATACTTTATAAACTTTAAGCATCTAATGATTTTTCCATCCTCCATTTGCACATTGGCTATGAGGTCGAGTATTATAGCAATCCTGTTCCCTTTTTAAATCTCGGTCATATATTTTTTGTTGTGCATGTTCTTGTATTTTTTTAGCATTTGCATTTCGCATATCTAAAATTTCCTTTAGTGTCAGTGTATGATAAGGAAAATAACAAAGTTTTGCATCTCTTGGGTTTGACGGATTAGGGCATATATTACCCCTACTTTTATTTAAATAGTCCGTATCCAACCATTTTATTATACGCGACTCATCGACTTCACCGGGGCTGTCCTTGAAATTTTTCCATGTATTATTGCTTCTATGATGAAATTGAAAACTATAGTGGTGGTCAGGTAAAAAGGAAAATATTTCTTTTTTCTTTAACAAGTCAATTTTTTGTTTTTGAAACTTACGTTTAAATCTATCGGGGTGATCATTTTTATCATACGTACCACCAAAATTCTTATGCCTCCAAGCTTCATTATATTTTATATATTCTTCGTCTGTTAATTCATTTACACTTTTCTCTCCTTTAGAATTCATAGGTGGTCGAGGCAACGTCCCAGGTTTTGGTCCTTTAGGTGGTGGAGGTGGAGGTGGAGGTGGTAAGGTTTTAGATGGTAACGGTGGAGGTTCTGATTTTTTCTCCTTTTTCGGTTTTGGTTTTAGTTTTGGTTTCTCCTTTTCTGACCCGGGTTCTGATTCGGATTCCAAAGATTGTTTTTTACCTGATCTCGAAGTTAAGAATATAACTGATACTATCAATATAACCAAACAAACAACTATACCAATAATCATCGGAGTTTTACTAGAAGTATTTTTAGGTACATTCATACTTATATATTAATAAACTATTTTTATAATCTTAATCAAATGTAAATTCTTGAACATCAATTAAACTTGCATCAACTTTATCAGATGATATTGTTTCTTTTGATTTCTTAACTAAATTACCATAATTATCCAATAACTTAACATACGAACCCGCCCATCTATTTTTACAACAATCTTTTCTATTTGTTACTACAACTTTTTCTATTACTGAGTAATCTTTTCCCAAATCGATTTTAAAATAATTTGTTTTCGCATCATCATTTGTATGTCCAAAATTATGTGTATCCTCACTTCCGTCAAATAATTGTTCTGGTGGAAAACTTTTCATATCTTGATAAAATCCAGATCCCGACTCAACCGCCTCATTACCGAAACCTTTCACAATATTTACACCCCCTGAATATACTTCAATCTCACGTATATTCAAGGGTCTTGTCCAATCAGATTCTTCGTACCCAAACCATACGTATCGCATAGCAACCTTGGATGGTGGAGGTGGAGGAGGTGGAGGAGGTGGAGGAGGTATTAATTCTTCTTCATCGAATTCTTCATCGAATTCTTCATCGAATTCTTCATCGAATTCTTCATCGAATTCTTCCTCTGATTCTACATCAATTTCTTCACTGGATTCTTTACTGGATTCTTCAGGGATTGATTCCATGGAAGGTTCCGTTGGTTTTTCTTCCTCCATCCTCACCGCTAAAAATAACAAAATGATCGACATAACCAAACAACAAACAACTATACCAATTATCATTGGAGATTTACTAGAAGATTTATTAGCAACCTGAGACGCATTCATCTTTATATATTAACAAACTATTTTTTATCTCTCTTTTATCGATGGATCACCTGGTCTTCTTTTTACCCATTCATCATAATACTGACAAGTATCTCCAATCCAAGCTTTATTTTCGTGGTCCTGCACTAAACCTGTACATGTCCAACTTCTCTTCTTACCTTCAATAGCACACGAACGCTTACCATGGTCATTAGCAACACACTCGTTAAAATCTTTACATTTTCTCGCGTGGTCTTTACATGTCTTATCTTCACGACGCTTCTTATAATAATCCTTATTATCCGATGAGTGATCACCAACTATTAAAAATCTCTGAGGAGTTCCCATTTGACTAACGTAATCAGTTTTTTGCCATAATTCATCTATCTTAGCAGCTGGACAATTAATATCAAGTTTATCTGGATATTCTGACCAGTAACCCCATGAATCAGTATCTTTCCTACCTATGATATATGGACTTGAACATATCTTACCACACCCCGGAACATCTTGTAATATATAACCACCGCGTTTATTAGTACATAACCAATTAAATCTACCTTCATCTAAACCCGTTTGGTAAGGTATTTTAAATGTAGTACTTTTCTTATTAGCGATATCGTACGTATAAGTCACGTTTTGTCGCTTACTTCTACCTCTATTTTGTTTTTCATGTATCTTTGTCACGCCATCTTCTTTTATTTTCCAACCAGGTGCATGGTGTCTAAATCTATACGTTATTTCAAACTTTTTTATCTTCGTAAGAGATTCAATAATAAAAATAGATTTACCCTCTTCAGCTTTAAACGTTTCGTCTGGACTATCTAAAAGCCAATTCAGAATAGGAGCAGCACTCGCACAAGTCTTCGTCTTCTCGTCTTCCCTTTGAGATTCGTTTTGTCTTTGTGGATACGTTTTAAAACGAATACACTGAGGACTTGTAAGATCTTTAACAGAACATTCGGTAAATGATTTCTGACTTAAGTTTAACTCTTTACCATCGTGTAAAATTCTGTTAATTGAAATCCAATTACGATCATAATACCCCCCACTGTGACCAGTTCCCTGTGGAACTTTGGTGAGTATAAATTCATACGAATAAATTTTTACTGGTGGTGGAGGTGGAGGTGGAGCTTTCCACGCGTCAGGTCTTTTTGAAGAATCACTTCTTAATATCAATATAGCTGCAGTTATTATTACAACTGCAACCATAGAAATTGAAATAATTATAGCTAATTTTTTCTTCATACTATATTAAAAGTACATTTTTATTTATCGTTCTAAATACCATAAATAAAAATCTTTTATTTCTTTATTATTTTTTTTCCAGCCTTATTTACAGCTTTTCTCTTATTTTTTTTCGATGGTGAAGGTGGTAATGAAAAGTTTTTAAGACTTTCATAAAGATTTTTTGGTACCTTTTGTAATACTTTAGTAGCAAATCCTGGAGAAGGGAAATTATTTATTGCACTGGATTTTTTTGGTGACTTTTTTGGTGACTTTTTTGGTGTTGTTGCCATTTATATAGATTTATAATTTAATTTGAATTTGAATTTAAATTTATTCTTTTTACATTTCTCATAATACTGAGTGTTTCCTTTCTAATTTCTTTATAAAATTCCTGTTGTTTTTCTATTTTATTTAACATATTCTGTGCATTGTTATATCTTTTCTTTCGTTCTTGCGGTGTCATTTTATTGAAACCGGTGTGATTTACGCGTATAGATCGGTGTAAATCTTTCAATCTTTTTAGCATTACATTTGTTCTATCCAAAGCTTTCTCCAATCTAGATAATAAGTTTTTTTGTTGATTTGTGGCAAGAGGGTAATTCACAGTTTTATTTGAATTCGAATTTGAACCTATCCTTAATTGTGATAAACGACGCTTTATATTTTCACGTTTTCGTTTAGACATTTATATACCCTGATATTTTATGCTGAACACATAGCACACTCCGCTTCTAAACTAAACTGGATCGGTCGCGCCTTTGCCTTACTTCTAAGATAATACATACCCGTTTTAAGACCTGTTTTCCATGCGTACATGTGCATAGACGAAAGTTTTGAAATTGTCGGACTCTCGACGAACAAATTCATGCTTTGACTTTGGTCTATATATACACCCCTATCGGCCGCCATATCAATGATCGTTTTTTGACTCATTTCCCATACCGTCTTATACAATTCCTTGAGATCATCTGGAATATCTATAATATTTTGAACGGACCCATTCGCCTTAACCATAAGATCCTTCATTTCTTTCGACCAAAGCCCGATCTTTTTCAAGTCCTCGACTAAGTGTTTATTTACGACGACAAACTCACCGGCAAGTGTTCGTCTCAAGTATATATTGGTCGTATATGGTTCAAAACACTCATTATTTCCTAGAATCTGAGATGTACTTGCCGTAGGCATGGGTGCAAGGAGAAGACTGTTTCGCGTACCTTCCTTTACACGTTCGCGCATAACATCCCAATCGTACCGCCCACTAAACTGCGGGTCTCGATCCCACATATCGAATTGGAGAATACCTTTACTAAACGGTGACCCTTTAAACGTTTCGTAAGTTCCGTACATTTCTGCAAGTTCGCACGACGACTCGAGTGATGCGTGGTATATTGTTTCAAATATATCGCGATTAAGTTTTCGTGATTCTTCAGAACCAAATACCATTCTACACATTATAAAAACGTCCGCGAGACCCTGAACACCTATACCTATAGGTCTGTGTCTCATATTTGAGTTTTTACCAGCCTCTGTCGGGTAAAAGTTCTTATCGATAACCCTATTTAAATTACGCGTTACCATCTTAGTTACTCTATGTAACTCTTCGTGATCAAATTCCTTCGTTTCGGGATTAACGTATTTTGGTAACGCAATGGATGATAAATTACACACAGCCGTTTCATCTTTATCAGTATATTCCAAAATTTCGGTACATAAATTCGACGATTTTATCGTACCGACATGTTTATGGTTCGATTTTTCATTACACGCGTCCTTATAAAGCATATACGGTGTTCCCGTTTCACTTTGTGATTTAATAATAGATTTCCATATATCCGTCGCAGGAACAACCTTCGACGCCAAACCCTCACTCTCGTACTTTTCGTAAAGGTCCTCAAACTCTTTACCATATACATCAGAAAGACCACGCGCCTTATCTGGACAAAATAAGGACCAGTTTTCCCCACGTTCAACACGTTTCATGAATAAATCCGGAATCCACATTGCCGTAAAAAGGTCTCTACACCGCGCTTCCTCGTCACCCTGATTCAAACGAATCTCAAGAAAATCAAGAATATCGGCGTGCCATGGTTCCAAATACACGGCTATAGACCCTTTACGTCTTCCTGCCTGATTAACGTACCTCGCAGTTGAATTATACACTCTGAGCATAGGAATAATACCATCGGATGTACCATTCGTACCGCGAATGTGTGATTTATTCGCACGAACATCGTGTATGTGTAATCCTATACCCCCAGCCCACTTACTTATCTGCGCACACTCCTTTACTGTATTATAAATACCGTCGATACTGTCTTCCTTATTTGCTATAAGAAAACAAGAGGACATCTGTGGCCTGTGTGTGCCTGCATTAAACAAAGTTGGTGTTGCGTGAATAAACAAACCTTTAGACATGGCTTCGTATGTTTCTAACACGCGATCAATATCATGACCATGAATACCAATAGATACACGCATGTATAAATACTGAGGTGTTTCAATAATATCACCATCAATTTTTTGAAGATACCCTTTTTCGAGAGTTTTTAAACCAAAATAACCAAAATCAAAATCGCGTTCGTGTTCAATATTATCTTTAACCTTCGAAGAAACTTCCAAAACTTCGTGTGTAACTATACCCACCTTGTGGAGTTTGCGCATGGCAATATGAAAATTATTAGATGCACGTTTTTGAATATTACTTGCAACAATACGAGTTGCTAAAACTTCATAATCAGGTTCGCTCGTGATCATACCAATACACACTTCAGAAGAAAGTGTATCTATTTCGTGTGTTTTAATCTCATCGTACATAGACGAAAAAACTTGTTGTGCAACTTTAGTCACATCTACATTTTCAGAGAGTCCGTGTGTAAGCTTTGTAATCCTGTTGGTGACCTTGTTAAACTTTACGTCTTCAACACGACCGGAACGTTTTATAACTCTCATTTTATTAATTTGTACTAGTTTTATTTTTTTATATTATTTTTTACACTTATGACTAAAATCAGAACTTCTAACAGTTGTTGGGCCCTGAGTTTCAGCTAAACGATTGGGCTGGAGAAGAGATGAATTAACATAAAATTTTCCAGCGGGATCACCGACTTTAGCAACAGGGGCATACGAACCCACGAAACACTCTGGTGGTTTACATATAGGGACTTCATAATTAGATGGCTTGGTCGAATACGCCGTATCAAAATCAGCGAGAACTAACATTTATATTTACTGATACTTTTTTTCCAGGCGTATATTAAATGTGCGACGCTCTTCACATAAATTCCCTCAAACAGTGTCCAACACCCCTGAACACTTTATTCTTTTCCGAATTCAACATGAATGTACTTCAACGTGGTATTCGACAAGACTTTAGAAATAAATCGGGTGTTGCTATAGATTATCAAAACAATAACGATCTCTACAGTATCATGCGTGTTGTTTTCATAAACAACTCAGGTGACCCAAATACAAATGTTCAAGAACAGGTCAGGTATATGAATGGTATTGTTATAAAAACAGCAGTGAGTCAAATCCAGACTGGTGTTTCCCAATACATGGGATACATTCACGATATCGATAAGGGTACTCAGCCCATAGATAGACCAGTAAGTACAACAAATTATGGTAAAAAATTCGGTAAAAACGAAAAAATTGGTATTAACTAGATTTATCAATACCATGAATAAAACACGCTGAACGTGTAATCATATATGCTGCTGAACCAACTATAATAACAGTTTCTACTAGTATTATAGTTAGTAAATCCATTACTTACCTATTATTACACCTTCTTTTATTTAAAATAATCTATAACCTTCTACTGTATCGGACTCTTCAGCTTCGGCTTCGGCTTCGGCTTCATCGTCGGCTGGTCCAGAATCGAGCGTTGTATCGTCTTCTTCTGGTATAGTCTCACCTCCAGACGCTAATATAGCATCGTCAACGGGGTCATACAGATTACCCGAAAATTCTTCATTTGCTTCCACTTGTGGAACATCTTGACCACCCGATGATTTAGTTAAAAGATAAATCAAAATTATACCAGCAATAACAGCAATAATAATTCCTATTTTTCGTTCTTCTGGTTTCATTGTTGTATATATTAGTATTATTTATTTTTTTATTATCAAATCTATATAAAATGAAACACAAAAAATATATTCTTCAATAGTAATAAAGATGAGTGAATTAATGCTCGACGATAAAAATGCCATGGACGATATAAATCCATTTGTCGTTCCCAATAATTTTTTTCCACCGGGTACAAGTAAGCATGCGGTCGATTTTAGAAAATACGAACAGGCGATAGATGAATCTGAAGAAGAATATAAAAGCCCTGCGTGCGATATTTTGTCAAAGGGTGTTGGTCGCCCTGGATACAGTGACCAAAAGTGTTCTTTACATAGACCACTTCTACCAGGAAGAAATTTAGATACAGGATTTACACCAAGAGAAAAACTCGAAATAAACGATGATTTAATACAAAACGAATCCATTATAAAACGTCAAACGAATAATAACCAAACTATGACAATGGTCGCTATTGCAATTCTGATTCTATTAATTGCAATACTCTAAAAGTTAAATCCAATTTGTGATCACTTACAGATGACTCTATAACTTTAGGAAACGTCAATAAACAAAATTCCCTAACCATTCTTTTTTGCCAAGAACACGTTACGTTAATATACGGTGGTCTAAATGTAGAATCAAGAATTTTAACCGTATTCATTACACGTATAAGTGAATGAACATTCTTATTTTCCAATAAAACATTATCCAATTGGACCAAAACCATTTTTCGCCTGGTTTCGGTCGTTTTCTCTATCATTGTATCTAAAAACTGTTCATAACGTATAGATCTGTTTGTACCGTGTATAACAATTTCATTCGAAGATCCAATGATTTTAGTTTTAAAATAATCAGTAAACTTTTCGTACCCAAAACCCTCTATATACTTACTATAACTAATCTCAACTAGATCTTGTTCTTTATCAACATCTACTATTTGCCTACAATAATTTATAAAATAAGCCATAATTTTATTACTTAAAGTTTGTTTAATATCTTTAACTATTATATAATGTGGATGTTATTGTGTAAGCCTATTGTAATACCAACAGGAATTTCAAATCAAACAATTGTAACTGCAAATAAATGCAGAATTGTAACAGTATCACCGACCGATAATAAAAGTAGATACGTGATAGATGTTATGGAAGACGTACCTGAAATAAATATCACACCAATGGATATTAACGATAACAAATGAAAATTCACTTATATAAAGAGTTCAATTTTTATATAAGGAATGGTTAGAGAATATGCAGAAACCGTATACCAAGCTCTGGGCCCCGGTTATAGTGAGCGTGTATATCACAAGGCATTGGAAGTCTTACTTAGAAAAGAAAAAATCCCGTACGAATCAGAACGAATAGTTCCCATAGATTTCATGGGTCACGTCGTTGGAAACTTACGCGCAGATTTGATTTTGAATTGTGAAACCGTACTCGAACTCAAATCTGTACAGAAAATAACAGACTCTATGATAACTCAAGCACGAAACTACCTACATTTAACAGGTCTTAGACACTCATACCTGGTCAATTTTCCACCGACTACATGTACAGATTTAGAAGTTAGGTACGTTGGGTTAGATTAAGGAATCGCAACACCCGCTTTAATACATCTTTTTTCAACTTGGTCTAGTTTTGTTTTTGAAATTTTTCCATCAATATATTTTTGTCCTTCCACAAATATATTTTTAGAACGATCCCAAAAATACAAGTTTTTATTAGAAAAGGGTTTATTCTTTACTGAATTTTTAAGTTCTTTACAATCTCCACTAATATCTACATGGAGTGGTTTTTTTTCAGTTTCTATAAATGCGTTTAAATAATCATCCACTTTATTTGTATATGCACACTGACCCTTCATACGATCTATTTTTTCTATTACATCCCTTTCTGCTTCTGATATATGAGAAATTACAAGTGAAGGATTATTTGCATACTTCTCCTTATTTGTTTGAAGTGAGTTATAAATCAATGGGCAAAAGTGGGGGTCACCTGTACTCATATAACGTTTCACGTTTCCTTTGAGTTTTTTTACTGCATATAGTGGTGTTCCTGGTATCATACCATTTATATATGCAAGTACGCTAGATGATGAACTGCAACAACAACATACTACGAATGCACCGGCTATAGCTGCCATATACATTATTACTATATTATTATGTATCACTATCTTCCTTGTCCTGTATTTGATTCATGAAATACATTATAGGTATCATTTGGTATATCTTTTTCCAATCGAGTTTCGATTGTTCGTAATACGCTTTAGGATCCTTAAGTCCCTCGTTTATAATTTCGTTTATCTTTTCTGTGTGGAGCCGGATTTCCTCCAAACAAAAATTGTAATACGGATCGCTCATTAATTATAATGAAACGCATATCTTTAATTATTTTTGTTTAGCCGCGTAATGTCTAATCAAATCATTAATATTCTTAAACGAACCACCTTCTCTAAGTGGATTTTTTCTATTCGATTTCGATCTTGACTTTGGTGTGTTTGGTGAATTTGGCACTTTATTATTAGTTTTCTTTTGTAAATTTTTAGACTTTTTATTTCTTACGGTAAAACTATTCATTTAATATATCCTGACATTTTTTATATAGTCGGTATATATTCCCATTGAAGATCACTGCATATCTTCTTCCATATAACGTCTTGTTGGTATAACTTTTCCTTTGATTTCAAAAGTGGGAAATATTTTAGGTATGAATCTTCACTCAAAAGTTCGCAAAACTTATACAAAACGTACGAATAACTCAAAAAGTTTTTACGTTCTGTTGGACAATTCTTATCAAACGGTTTTTGAATATCCTTAAACATAATACGCAAACGCTCTTCGAGCTCTTGTGGCATTTTTGGTGGTGATATTCCACTCAAAATATTTGTTATATACGGAACGTGTTCGTAATACTTATTCAGTTTCAGCTTTTTCAAAAGACCACGAACACGTGCGTGTGTAATTTCATCAACAGTTTTTACCTTAATTTTCTTAAGTTCGCTACGTAACTGTTCTATAACTTCAGGAGGTATATTAGTGGTTTCTTGTGCTTGAAACTGTGATAACCATTCATTAAAATGGTTCTCGCGTTTATACGAATAATTTACGACCTTTTCGGACGTTTCTTGTTCTTCTCTATATGTTAATTCCTCACTAATCAAATTCGCTACAATCAAACCACACTCTTCGCATACAAGATCGCTCGTATCGGTAAAGTGAAACATTCTACTTTCAGGACATCTAGGACACTTATCCACATTTTTTTTAATAGGTCTATCTGTACTAATATTTTCTACCTCGGCTAAATAATCATTGAATATATCCTTTCTCTGTAGCCCACTTGTTTCCTTACAATTGAAAACATTATCTGTGGTAACTTCTCTATTTATATCGTCCGTGTGTTGTTCCAAAAATGGCATACATTTAATTATATAGTCAGACATTTCAGATTCGTACCTAGACTTATTATCAGGGTCGTCTGCTATTAAATTTTTCCATGTTTCAACTTTGTTAGTATATCGGCTTAAAAAATTACCTTCCATATGTTAACTAAATAAACATGTTCATTAATCTTTTAACTAACGTTATATTATGGGTACACGTAACACTAAAAACATTATTTTCAAAACCCGATTACAAAGTGATAGATCAGTCCATGGAATACACAATAGATAACAAAACAACACCAGATGAATTAGATGAGTTTTGGGAAGAAGAATATGAAGAGTGGGATGGTATAACCGAATCGTTCTATAAAAATTTAAACGACGTTGATTATAAAAATACGTGCATACCAAATAATGTCGATAAAACAATTGTTAGAATCAAATATTGGTACAATGACAAAATGTATAAATACTTAACATACAATATGAATCACGAATGGCCTCCCCATACCCAAAAGGGTATATCATTTAACATACCAATCGTAAGCGCACATTTGCTTGATTCGTATGAAAAACCTGTAAAAGATTTACTAAATAAAATAAAAAGGTACGCGGGTCCCAGATACGATTTTTACGGAGAAAAAATAAAGATAAGTGATATGTTATATTATGATGACGAAACACTCGAACAGGAATATCCAACAATTCGTTTAAAAAATGCGTTAGGTATGGTTAAAAACATAGATACAGTTACAGGTTACATTACTGATCTTCGGATACCTTAGTCGCAAGATAAAACTTCAATTCACCCAAATTTGCAACATTATACTTTAATATCAAAAACCTATTTTGTTCTTCTTGCATTATCTGCACCGTAGAACACATACTAGTTGCTTTAGTAAATATGTTCATGTACCGAAGTGAATAATCACCTGATATTTTCGGACTCTCTTCCGTACACTGAATAATAGTTTCTTGATTTGCAAAATCACCCTTACAATACAATTTTAATGTATGACCATCACGTGTTATTTCAATATCATTACCTATATTAAACATATCTCTACATATTCTTTGGAAATCAGCAGATAACATAGGTGTTATAGTTGTCATTGTCATCGAAGGAACCTCAATTTGATTTTCGTTTATATCGAGAAGTTTTAATGAAAAAACAGTACACGTTTTCTTTGCCTCGCTATGTATTTCTATCTTCATATACTCTTTACACTCTATAGACATAACCAAAACATCACTATTGGTTATAGACTTAAGAAGTTTAAATGTATTTGAAACATTTATACCTGCAACAATTTCCTCTTCACACGTATACTCCTCGAAGTTATCGGCTGATAAATACATATCAACGAGTGATGTTCTTGCAGTATCGAGTGTAACTATATACACACCATCCTTTTTAAAATATATATTCACATCATTTAGTATATCCTTTAATACCTCAAAGGTTGATTTTATAGCAGATGCCTGAACAGTAGCTAATTTCATTATGTTTAAATTGCATTATTCCTTTAATTACTGTTTTGTTTGTGAATTATACGCATCAGAAACACTTCTACTTATTTTTTCTTCGAGTTCAGGTGTCATTGCAGGTTGTAATGACGTACCATAACTATCTATATCGTATATTTCGTCTGTACCTTCGCCATCCAAGGTTGTCATGTTACACGAACCAAAACCAGCCATTTCAACGTCTCGTACTGGTAAAAGTGATTCGAGCCAATTTTTTATTTCATTACCGACTAAAAGTTTTCCATTCTTAGTTAGCATTGTCGGTACTCGACTTATTTTATTTTTAAATTGAGGAGGTACGCCAAGTTTATTAATATTATGATACGAAACAATTTGTTTTAATGTTTCGTGTTTATTAATATAACTTATGATATCTAAACTGTGATTACATTGAGGGCTAAAAATTAACAGGGACATTATTAAATTATATTTCCAAATAAAAATAAAATAAAATCACGCATTATATAAATGAATAAAACTATATTATTCTTACTTATTCTTATTGTACTATGGACAATGACCAGGACGGAAATGTATTCACTGAACCCAGAAAAACCTTCGGATCTGAGTGACGAAGAAGTGGATTTATCTCAATACAGTGAAATAGATGATAAAATATCAATAACTAAAGATCTTATGCAGGAAATGGTACTACGCACAAACGAAAAAGTTTCCAAAAAAACTGGTCTGTGTACGCATGTTATAGAAACAATAAAGATCAAGAAATACGAACATATGATAACAGGTAATGTAATATATAAGTGTATGTTTATGGTTGTTAAACACGGTAATCCTGGTTTTGATTATGGATTCATAGTATCGACTGATATACGTGTTATAAACGAAGGACCAAGGTTTGAAACTATAGATATAAATAAGGAAACTTACGAAGATGGAAGAAGTATAAAAGACGTCATGAATGAAACAAAAAATGATATCGAAAGAAGACAGGAAAAGATCGACGAACTAAACGAATATCAAAAAATACGATTAGAACGCGATAAAAAGAAAATGGAACAGCTCATAAGAAACATGGAAAGAAAAATAATAGAAAAACCAGAAGTGAAAATTTTGTCTTTAAGAACTCAACCAATAGACGTAAAAAAACCTGATAATATAGGTATTTTTACAAACCCAACTCGCGCTCAAGAATTCCACGACTATACACTTGTTAGACAATCGGAAATAGATTTAATAAAAAATAACAGATTCGTTGAAAAGGAAATTTTAGATGCACAACAAATGTATAGCACACCAAAACCACCAAGAATTGATTTAGAAAACTTCGCATTTCAGGGAGAAAATGAACCTTTACCAGAATTACCTGATATGATACCAGAAACACCTATGTTACAAAAACTAATATCACCAATACCCGAGTTATAATAATGAAAAATAATTCGATATTATTGTAATGATAAGTGTAGATGATATATCACGAATATCAGAAAAACGTAACAGACTCAGAAAAGAGACTTATGTAAAAATATACGAACAAATATCTAAAAAAATACGTCAGTCAGTTGAGTTAAGTCATAAACACGTATTTGTACAAATCCCTTCTTTTGTTATAGGACACCCACACTTTGATCGAACAAAAGCAACTAATTATATTGTACGACAACTTCACATAGGTGGATTCATGGTACAACACGTGGGTGAATTCGAATTATGTATATCATGGAGACCCAAAAAAGTGAAAAAACAGGACGTTGTTGAGAAAGAAGAAGACTTTGAAGATTTTCCAACACTCATAAATCTAAAGAAAACAGCAAATAAATACAGGACAGCGCGATAATTGGTTCTTAAAAAAATTCCCCTTTATCATAAATGGATAACCTTAACATACTCGTAGAAGCTAAGAGAGAATACCTCGGCCAACTTTGCATTCTGATGTGTCCGGTTATGATAGAAGTTTTTGAAGAAATGTACGAAGAAGCCTATAAATTATCAAAAGGCAGAAAAGTTTTAATTATGTACCAAAAATTATTAAAAGAAGTTCCAAATTGGAGTGACGCTCAATCTAAACAGCACAGTGATAACATTGCAAACAGATGTGCCTGGTTTAACGATTTAATTGCCGCAGTTTTTGTAAGTTGTGTTAAAATTCTATCCGCGGTTCGTTTAAGTAAAGATAATAAGAAAATTTCACTCAAATTACCAACTAACGAAGTTTTCATTCAAATGTGTTATAACAAAGCAGCAGAAAACATTTACAACGATCCATACATTTACCATGATTCACAAAATGAACATTCGAGAAACGATAAACTATTTGAACGATTTTCCGCGTGTATTGAAACAGCCGTTAAAGAACTCATACCAGTTCAACAAATTCTTCAGACCTATATGTCTCAACAACAAGAGGGACAGGATCTCGACCTTGGTGATGCAGAAGTTGGTGATTTTGAAGACCCAGATGTTCTTGAAGGTGGTGAAGAACAGGAAGAAGTCACAAACGACCCATTTACAGGCGATCCTTCCTCAGAACCAGCTCCAGAACTCGAATCAATGGATCAAAACGAAATGTCGTCTATGGAACCACCGGGATTAGAATCATTGGATGAACCTTCTATGGAACCCGAACTTCCCATGCAATCCGAACAACCACAACAAAATCAATCGTTCATAGATAATGAATTTAAAACTATTAATACAGGACCACCACCAAGAAGACAAAACGAGGGTGTTCTATTTCCAGATGCACCAGATACTCAGAGAAAAAAACCTCAATTATATTAAATGGAATTTGAAGACTATTTAAGAGATCCCGCATGGGCCGGTCTAATCGCTGGTTTTATCACAGCAGGGTATATTCACTTTAAAGCAAAAATTAACAACGAAGGTAAATTACCGTTAAGCGCTTATACTAAACCCGCAGCACTTGTTGCTATTTTAGTATTTTTTATCGTTACAAACGGATTAGGTAAGAAAGAAAGTATATCTTGCGAACCATTTTAATTTCTTAACTTAAAGATATTATACATATACTATATACAAAATGGCTTCCGTGACTGCTTTCAATGAAATGATGGGTCAATTTCTTATGGAACTTCATAAAACTTTTCCAGAAGAAAAAGGTTTAAAAAAATGTTTATCTGCTTTCGATCTTATGAAAGAATCTAACCCAAAATTGGTCGTTGATGGATTCATGGCAAGTGTTACCCCATTTGCAGACAAAATATCAGCAAAGGACGATACCTTTTTTATAAATGAATCAAAAAATTTGGATTTTATGAAAGATATTAATTTAAAAGATCATTGGGAAACGTGTTCAGAAAATACAAAAAATGCTATCTGGCAATATGTTCAAACACTTTACATGTTAGGGACAACAATCACATCTATACCAGAAGAAACACTTTCCATGATTGAAACAGTCGCAAAACAATGTGCTGATAATATGGAAAATAATGGTCAAGAACTGGATGAAAATGCACTTATGAAAACCATGCAAGGTATGTTAGGTGGAATGTTAGGTGGTGGTAAAAAATAAACTCAATATATATAAATGGCATCTCTTTTCGAAGATCCAAAACAACTCATCAATTCAGATAAGGTTTTAGAATTTTGGCCTTCAACTACACTTACTCCAGAAGAACGTGTTAATGCAACTGCACGATTCATTATTTATGCAACATGTATAATATATCTCATAAAACGCGACATGCGTATATTTGTTTTAGGTGGAACAGCACTCGGTGTTCTTTACATAATGGAGCGTTCGGATATGGTCAGGGAAGCATTGGCTAGACCAACACAGGGACAGTTAGGTATAACCGGTGCTTGTCAGCTCCCAAGTGAAGATAACCCAATGGGTAATGTTTTACTAAGTGATTTTAACGATAGACCAAATAGACCTAGTGCATGCTATTATCCAACTGTAAAGAAACAGGCTACTGATTTATCAACAGGAGGTATTAAATACGGACCAGGTCGTTCGCGATCAACCGCACCAGAATATCAAAGAAACGCAATGTCTAGACAATTTGTAACTATGCCATCTACATCATTGGCAGGTGACCCATATTATGAATTTTTACACGGTAAAAAGGGACAACAAACGTGCAGACAAGACCCACGTTTATGTGATCCAAATGCGAGAGGTATTCAACTCGAAGCATTTGCCGGATTAAACCCAAATGGGGATAGACGATAATTTTTAATTTAAACATTGAATACTCGATTTGCTTAAACAAAATCTTTTGTAATAGTAAATGGCGTATCAACTCCAACCAGGATTAAAAATTGTAAATGACAAGGCCGTTCCACAAGTATGTGCAACTGAAGAAGTTTTGTTGTATCCTCAGCCCAGTACTTTGAATTATACCTCAGCGAGACCTAATACAATGTTATATGGAACAGCTCCATATATGGCAGGTAAAGGCTCACCAGCTCAATATATAGAAACAAGTGATGCACTTCGCCCACAATCGACGAGTCAATTTAATAAAGTATTAGCAAAAACATATGAACAAAATTTACACCCACTCCAAAATGTTGCGTGTAAAGTTCCCCTCAGAACCCGAACTTACGAACCATCGAGCACACGTGCCGAACTCCAAAATGGTTTATTTCAGCAAAGATACCTCAATAAAAATGTTAATAAGAAATAAGAATGGCTGACCCCGTATCCATATTGGCTATAGCCGGCCTAGTATATGCCGGACGTAGATTAAGCAAAACAGACGAAAATTATAACATAGAAGGAAAATCTGTCGAAGAAGATATACCACTCAGGTCAGAATCCGATAGAACTATCAATATAGATTCATCCTACCTAGGACCACTCTCACCACTCGTTGAACCCGATTATACTTCGAAGGAAGAAGTACCTGCTTTTGGAGACATTGCACCTCAATCGAGATCTTCGGGACAGGAAGTTTTGTCCATGCGAGATCGAATGATGTACGATGGTGGTCGAATGAATAACCTTTCACCAATAGAGAGACAAAATGTTGGTCCAGGTCTTGGTGTTTCTGCGGATGTACCAGCAGTCGGTGGTCATCAACAACTTTTTAGAGTTAACCCAGAAAATGTAGGTGCATACCGTCTCACAACTTTACCAGGACGAAGTGGCCCTGCTTATGATGGTAAGGGTGGTAGAAGAGGTGTGATGGGCGAACTTGGTAATAATCGTCCAGAAAAAACCGCATTTTTACATGAACGCCTCCCACCAGTTGCGGGACGTGCTCAAGGTATGACTGGAAGAACACCAAGAGCAGAACACGAAAGAACTAAACGAACAACAAATAGATCTGAAACAGGTTCCAGAACAGATACACTCAATTTTGCTAGTGCAAAAAGAACTGTTTCTGCATTAACACGTGCTCAAGAACCAACACGTAATAAGAAAGATGGAAACATTGAAGCTTATTCGTACGCAAATGCACCAGCACCAGGAATACACAAATTCTCACACGGTTACTTATCAGCCCCAGCTACAAAGATTGGCGAAAAGCGAGTTTTTGGAGATTCATATACGGTTGAAGAACTTACTAAATATGGTTTCAGACCAGATGATAGAAGAGGTAAAGCAGGAAGACCAGCAGGTGCAGGTAGAATGAATGTTCGCGCAGATCCACTTAACCAAGGGGGTATGATAACAAGTGTTCGATCGGATACGTCTCGAATCGACGGGAGAGTCAATTCAGCAGATGGTGGATGGACTCAACAATATAGACAAAATGATTATAACCAATTCAACGCGTATAAAGGTAATATTAATCCAAATGCAACTAACAATAGTTTAGATTTGGCAAGAAGACAACTCGCACAAAACCCAATTGCACACAGCCTTTCTTAAATTAATTAAGTAAAAACACTCATTAAAATAATAGCCCGTTATTTTAATGAAGGTACATACCCTAGACATAGATAGTGGAGAACGTAACCCAGAACTGTATCCTAATCCCGCAGACTATACAGTATTTTTAAACACGCCTATTTATGAAGTTACAAAAATATCAATGATATCAGCCCGTATTCATCATAGTCAGTTTTTAATACACGCAAGAAACAAAATATTTCAGGTACGAAATATTAGTGCTAGTACGGATTATACACTAACACTCACAGAAGGAAATTATGGTGGAAAAGAACTTGCAACTGAACTCGTCGCAGCATCGACAGCAGTAGCTGGACCTATTACAGGTGCTACATTTGATAAAGATAAGAACTCTATAACCATAACTGGTTCAACCGATTTTGAATTGAAATTTAAAACGGGTACAAATGGTTACGATTCTACTATATCTGGTTATACTACACCACATGACATTTTTGGTCTTCCAGCAAATGATATATCATCGACAAGTTCATCACTCACGACTGGTAGTATTAATTTACAGGGACCAGATGCTATTATTGTAAAACTAAGTAGCGGTTCAGATGAATTTAACAAAACCATTTACTCAGAATCACCTTTCTATACCGGAAGAATACTCATGTGTGGAGACGTTATTAACTACTCTGGTGTAGATGACGCTGTAGAACACAATTTTGATTCCGGTGCTCAAAAAACGATACAAAATCTACACGTTAAATTTTATTATAGTAGTAACAACCGTTTAATACCATACGATTTTAGAAACGCAAATCATATACTAAAACTTGCTGTAACATGCTCTACTGATAAATTTGAGAATATACCCAAACTAAGAAGAGATGATTCTCTTCCACCGCCTATGAGTATCCCCGAATACGAGGATCCGCATAGATGGGATTCATTTTTATCTATTTTTTTGGTAGTTGCAACTGGGTTATTCCTGCTCCTGGTTATGAAAAAACCGAAAATTATCGAGTAACCGCGAAGATTGGCGCAGATGGCTTTTGGACTCTAGAAGAGACACGGGAGACAGCGACATAGACCAAGATGGACAAGAGAGTAGTGAACAACGCAGTAAGTGTGTAGTTCATACCACCATTCTTGTTGACTTTGACGATTTGGTTAACAACCCATCTCACCAAATCCATCCATGAGAGGGCGGCGGCAAAGGAAAAACCGGCAACGATAGCGTTGAGCGATTGACCTTCGAGTTCGCGGGCGACGAGTACAGCAGTTTCTTGAGCAGACATTTTTTATATATTAAATTGAGATTTTATTCTGGGAGAAAATCATCTTCGAATAAAATTTTCTTATACTTTTTTGTATTTTTCATGTACCCTTTCATCATTCTGGGCTTTTCATCTTTGCTAGAATTATACCCTGATGATTCCGATTCAGTTTCAGTCTCACTATCTTCATCTGATATATCCCCATCCGAAGATATTTCATCTGATAATTTAAAATATCCAGATTTAGACGACCAACCTTCAGGACCCGAGTTGTTCATTATTATCTATAGCATTTTTTAACATCTGTTCTGTCGGATTTTTCGGCACCCACGTACCCCAATTATCGTACGCCATATTCATTTTAACAAATTTATAGTCTCGCCCTGAATATCTTTCAAACTCAATATCTTCATCACATTCATCTATAATTTCCAAATCGTCCTCGCTACAACTCTCTTCATCTTCTTCGTAAATCTCTGGAAAGTACGAACCCGTCTTTTTACCAACTTCATTCATTGCGCAATATTTCATCGCATATTCAAGGTCTCTTCCTAATACAGTATCACGACCACACGCTTTTGCGTACTCAGCTGCAAAAACCATGGACTGTTCCATAACTGGTTGAACAATGTCTATAGCAGATTGTTGTATCTGTTCTACGATGTTATCCTGTGCATCTTTTTCAAGTAAATTCATTATGTATTGTATATTGTTTTAGCTATACCGTTCTCCACTCGGAGTATATTATAACTTTGTGCCAAAACTCTAAGCTCTCTTTTACAATAGTTATCGGGTGTTGTTGTAAGTTTGAGTATCTGATCTTTAATCATACTAAAGTTGATCTGACCTGTTGGATACCACCGTTCGGGTTCTAAAGCAAAACTGTACGAATAGTATCGCCTGAACACTTGTGTTCTAGTGTGGTGTATTCCACTTTGAACCGCGCGTAAATTTATAATCTCACCAGAAGCTCCTTCGATAACATCAGAATCGTCTAAGGTTAAAGCGAGTCTTTGTAAATGTTCAAAATTCGTATATGAGTTAGTGGTACTATATAATTGAAAAAGTGAATCATAATCAAAATTACTAACAAACTTACCACCTGTCACTTTTCTCATTCTTTGAATTATAAAAAACAGTTCCTTTACAGGGTTTGTAAAATTAAGTCTATGTGTTGTATTTACTAGACTACTAACATCTGGATCCTGGGGTATTATATCCTTATATTCTTGAATTTGTGTAATTGTATAATCTATTTTTTTAGATTTCAATTTAGCCCTTTCTTCACTATCCAAAGATACCATTTCGGTCGTTATTTTCATGTCTTTAATAAGACCTTTTGTAGGTACATAATCAGCTAAATAAAATATATAATTGGGTTGTGAAGCACTATAACCCCATACACAATCACCACGTTCCCTAAGTTTAATAACAATCTCAACTTCTTGTTTATCTATAGCACAAATAGGAATAGCAAGTTCGGGATTATTATAAAAATAAAAGGGGATATCGACGAAAAATTTTTGGTTAGACGTAGCAAGTCCTAAATACCCCCCTATTGATGTTGAATCGACAGGAGTACCAGATGCCTCTATAGGAGGCTTACCAACAAGTTTAGCAAGGTTTTCTTGTTTTGTATGCGTTACATAATTATCAAAGTAGATCGCTAAAAAATCGCTTGGTATGTGCTGAATAACCTTACCACCAATTAATATTTCAGCATACTCAATAATAGCGTGTCCTATAGACTCGATGTAACCTATACCATCTATACCATTAATCAAATTTTGTTGTATGTTAGATAACTCAAACTTCAAACTTACAGTTTTGATAAGATCACCCTGATCTTGTGGTATAGTACACCTTACCGTGCTACCAAACTCAACTTCACCTTCCACGTCTAAATCGCGAAAAAAAGGTGCAAAATTTGTATGTTTTTGAAAATTTTTTACGAAGTACGTATATTCGGGATCATCCGTAAAAAAGGCGTCCTGTGGGCCAGATATTTCTAATTGAACACGACCAGCCATTACTATTATATATGACTAAAATTTTAAACCACCAAGCCCGCTCTCAATGCGCAAAACATTATAGTTTACTGCATATACATATACTTTATGTGCAAAATTAGCATCTGGTGTATCGAGTTCGATTTCTATTAAATTGTGTGCTATTCTACTCATATTAACTTGTCCGGTAGGGTAATACGTTTCTGGATTCATTGAGAAACTATACACACCGAAATTACCTTTCGTTATACCCGTATAATATTTAAGGGGTTGTTCATAACATAACATTAAAGTATCAGCGTCTATGATCGTATTATTATTAAACTTCATTGTAACCTGTTTAATCGTTTCATACTTATGTACATCATCACTCACCGCAAGAAAAAACATTTCCTTAACGGGGTGTTTAAAATTAAGCATACCAGATTTTTTAGATTCACCAGCTTTAAATTTTAATTCTGATTTTTGAAGTTGTGTAATAACATACTCGATTGGTCTTGATAATATAAAATTCTTTTCGTTCTCTGTAATAAAAAAGAACTCATTCACGAGCGAAACCTTTTTAAGTTCAGATGTTATACCCGTTGGAGGATCCGATATAGAAGAATCCAATCTGTTTAACGATTCAGTTACATCGTCCAGTTTCTTAAACTTTATTCGTACATCTACAAGTTGTTTAGTAAGTCCGCATACAGGTATAGCTAAACTTGAATGTCTAAAAAAGTAAAATGGTAAAAAAACACTATAATCCCAATCGTACGTTACAGATATACGATTACCATGCCCCGATAAAAAGTAAAGGGTTTGTAAAATATCATCTTCGTTACTATGTATCTGATTGTACATGTATATATAATCACCCGTTATACGCTCTATAGTTTGACCACCTATACGTAAATCTGCATAGTCTATAATATACGAAGCAATAGATTCCCTATACCTAAGAAGACGTACATTTATAGTTCCACCCATACCAGAATGTGCGCCACAATAATAATGTAAAGTTGATGGAGCTCCATCAGCAGGTACAAAAGTAACAGTAGCAGACCCCGCGTTCGTAACACCTGTTATGTATTCTGAACCACCACCGTGAGTACCATCCGACGTTTCCGAAAACCTAAAAGGGTGAGATGCATGGTCTGCATTATTGAATGTATACGTAGTACCTTCGTAAAGTGTAATTGTATCTTGTTGAACACCGTCTATATAAAACTTACCACCACTCACAGTAACCGTAAATGTTTTATCCACTTGTTTAGGTTGAGGTAAAGTAAATTTAAACATCATGTTCCGAATAAGATCACCTTTATTTTGGGGTATTCGACACTCTAAAGCCGTATCAAAATCTATAGAACCATCAAAAGGCGTTTCTATAGGTTCTATGGAAAATTTAGTATGTCTTTTAAAATTCATTAGGAAATAAGAAAACTCAGGTTCGCCAGTAAGCCATTGGTCCTGGATACCCGTGACAGCAAGGTTTAATCGACCAGCCATTCTTACTCTATGTGAGTAAAATTTTATAAAATAAAACGAGGCATTAAGTTAAATGAATCTTCAACTTCGAAAATTCAAGCCTGAAGGTATGGCTGATGATAAGGTCTGTGTTTTTATAGGTAAGCGTAACACTGGAAAATCAACACTCGTTACGGATATCCTATATCACAAGAAACATTTACCAGCAGGGATAGTCTTATCAGCAACTGAAGAAGGTAATCACTATTATCAACAGTACGTTCCTGACCTATTCATTTATTCAGATTACGATAGGGAAGCTATAGAACGTGTTATGGATAGACAAAAGAAACTCGTTGGTGCAGGTCGAAGCAATTGTGGTGCATTTCTACTTTTAGACGATTGTATGTATGATTCTAAGTTTATGAAAGATACGTGTATCCGCCAATGCTTTATGAATGGACGACACTGGAAAATATTTTTTATGCTAACCATGCAATACTGTATGGATTTACCACCAGCACTTAGAGCAAACGTTGATTACGTTTTCATTCTTCGTGAAAATATCATACAGAACCGGGAAAAGTTATACAAATCATTTTTCGGTATTTTTCCAACGTTTGACATGTTCAATAAGGTCATGGATTCATGTACTGAAAATTACGAATGTTTAGTTTTAGATAATACATCAAAAAGTAACAGGATAGAAGATTGTGTTTTTTGGTACAAAGCAAAGCTTAGGAAAAACTTCAAGGTAGGAGCACCCCAATACTGGCAAACACATAAGAAAATGTTTAATCCAAAACATGGAAACTTTAAATTAGGTGACAGAAACACAGTTAAAAAAACGACACCATTCAAAGTTATTAAAAAGAAATGATAAGACTTTTTTCTAGAAAAATAAGTTCAGCATTAAATAAAATACCATTTCCACCACCACCCGTACTTATACCAGTATATACCAAAACAGGTGTTCAAGATAACGGGTATCGTATATTGATAGATGTATGTCATGAAACACGAACAGTTTTCATAGATCATGACATGTGTGATTACGACGAACTAAACGATTTACCTAGAATTATAAAAACATTTGGGTGTTTGTACCCAAATTATACGTTACGTAAATAATCCAGGCTAATGCGTAATCATTAAAAACCAAAAACCTTTCTATAATATATGACGGACGTATATACAATGAATTTATCAGATTCTAATGACGGTATGGTCAATCTAAATAATAATCAATCAACGAATTTCATACCAAATGGAGCACCACAACCGCCGAATATCATGCCTGAAAAAAATATGAGTGAAAATAAACAGACTATGGACTCTACTCCCATTTCCGATATAATAAGCCAGCCAGAAGCACCACTCGAACCACCAATGATGGCACAAGATCCACGTATGACACAATCGCAAATGCAATCCCCAATGATGATGGCACAACAACCAGTTTCTCAACAAAGTGAAAACAAGAAAAAAGGGGGTAATGAGAACCCATTTAATTTAACCGATGAACAGTTTCAAACTCTCGTCGTCGCTATTTGTACTGCGATAGCAATTAGTAAGCCAGTTCAAGAAAAACTCGCAAACTTTGTACCACAATTTCTTAACGACCAAGGGAATCGAAGTATGATTGGTTTAGCATCTACTGGTGCAGTCGCTGCAATTGCATTTTTAGTTATTAATAAATACACTTAAGCAGAAACTTCCATGTTACCATTGTTAAAGTGAGAATATACACTATCTTCTCCTAATATCATATAAGCTATCAGGAAACCAGCGAGTAATCCTCCTGCACGAAGCGCAAGAACATTGCCTGTACTTCTTGTAGTTTTACCGTAATTTTTAAAATCGTTTTTAATCGACGCCTTTATTTTAGAAGCAATAAGAGACGTTACAAAAGCAAGAGTCGTTGCCAATAACATGAATGGAGCATCAAGAGCCATTCTACCCCATAAAGGACCACCTCTTGGCATGAATCCAAGAACGTTAGGAAGTATGAGTGTTATCCATGTCATATTTACCCACGGATCCTGGGAAAGAAGTGGAACACTCGATAAAGTAAGAACCGCATTCCATAATAATATCATTAAAAAAAGATCTTTTTTCGATGCTGCCGCCATTTTATATTAACTTAAGCATAGATTATTTATCCTGAACATGTTTGCCACAAAACTCAGTCTTTTCATGTATCGGTTTATATATACCCAATTTTACACATATACCTTTCAATTCCCTAAAATTGTCCCAATACTTTTTACTATGTGAATATTCATCTACGGTACAGTGCGCGAGTTCGTGTAATAAAACGTGAAATATTTCGTTCGTCTCGCCATCTATACACAAACCAATGTTTCTACCCTTATTTGTATTATATCCAACAGATCCTCGCATCTTATAATACGCAGTTATAGGAACTTCATCGTGTAACATTTCAAACTTTTCATTACCAGTTTCCTTTAGGTTCTCCCTGAGGATTCGATACTTTTCACGAACCTCGGTTAATTTTTCCGGTTCTCTCGTGTTGAGTAGTAAAAACACGTTTATGATAAGAAGGAGTAACGCAACTATCATCTTATCATAAAGTGAGAAAAAATACCAGGTAAATGTATATGAGTAACTCCAGATCCAACGTTCCTCAGGAACTTCGTAACCTCGGTGTTAGGAACATGAATATTAC